GCGCTTCACGACAATCTCGCGCCGCTTGAAGTCCAGACAGTCTCGCAGCAAACCCTCCACTTCACCCCGCCGCAACCCGGTATTGACCGCAAAGCAGACTACCCGGTACACACGATAGTTACGGGCCTTGGCATATTCCAGGAATTTGTCCCGCTCTTCAAATGTCCACCAGGCGTAGTCCACACCAGGAAGCTTGATCGGCCGCACCAGCACCGCAGGGTTGGTCGTCATATATCCCCAATGGATCGCATCAGCAAATATCTTGTGGCACAGTCCTGTAATGTTGTTGATGCTCTTGGGCTTGAGCTTTCCCTCCTTGTGCAAGGTCGATTGGATGTCTACGATGTGCTTGGGCTGGATTTGCGAGAGCTTGAGTTTTCCAAGATCCGGAAGGAGATAGTCTCTCAGAATCTGACGATCACGAATCACTGCACTTGGCGACTTGTGGACAGCCGCATAATCATCAAGCCATGTCTGGGCAAGCTCTTCAAAAGTTGACCTGCTATCATCTGGCACAATATTCAAGGTCAACCCAGCTTCAAACTTTTCTGCGTCTATTTTTCTTTTGAAGCCCTTCGACTTCTGCTTTCCGTTCATTCGCCATCTAACTTCATAGGTCCCAAACTTTGTCTTATGGATACTCATCACGTTCCTTTCGCGCCGAGCCACCCCAAGACTTTCCCCCACCTATAACGAACCTGATGGCGAAGCTTCACCATCGAGTCCGATGGCAATACGTTTTCGTATCGCCATTTTCTCACTGTTTTCACGGCAATATTGAGTCTTTTCGCTAACTCTTCTGCCGTCAAAAGCTGTTCATTTTCAAGGTTGTCAAAGAGCGTTTTAATCTTAGCATCAGATGAATTCAGAAGTGCAACGGATTTTGCTGGAAATCGCTGGCGGGAAGAGCTGGAAGTTGATCTCAATCGTGACCCCCGTGTGGACTGTAATGCTGGGCGTTAACAGGCTGCATGAAAACCCTCGTTATCACCGTCTGGATTAAAGTTCATCATGGCCATGCCGTCAGCACTAAACATGGGCATTTGTAGGATAACCGGACCATAAGCCTTGGGTTTACAGCGATCGGCCAGTTCCTGCATCTCTTCGAGAAGATCGACAAAGCGCCGGCTGAAACGGTCGCTTTCATGCAGACCAAGAATGAAGGCTTTCAGATTCCCGAGCACGAGACTGATGCGCTTGTGCTGCATCCGTGAATGGTTTTCGATTTCGCTCATCTGCTTGATAGTTTTGGCACCACAAACCCATTCTTGCTCAGAGTAACCATCAGGAGTGGCTTTGATTTGAATATAGCCATACTGATGGTTGTATTCCTTTCTTGGTGCTGCCAAGGCTTTGTGCTCAGGAAGAAGTTTTTTGAGGTCCTGAATGATTGCAGCACGCAGGTTGAATTCATTGATGAATAGTTCCTGCATCTTCGCTGCTGCTTCGCCAGTGAACCCCATGACCACAGCCCAAAAACCATCCTGGGTCAGCTCGTACATGCGGAACCTGCGACCTTGCGGATCCAGGTAATCGATCTCAGCAAAATTGCGGTTACCAAATGATTTTGAATAGTTACGGATCCGGTTTTTGATTGCCCGGATAATATCAGAGTGGTTTTTGCCAAAGTGAGTTGCAAGCTTAAGCGAGTTGGTTACGGGTGTTTCTGCTTTGACGTAGACGAGATCTTCTGTAGCCTGAACGATGCTTTTCATGTCGTTTTCCTGAGTGTGTTGATTGAGCATGTATGATTCCTTAAGCAACTGTCATAAGACAGGCGGTGTTAGGATCGCGGCTCACGAGAAGTGGCGCGCTTTGGATCATGATATAGGTGTGGCATGGGTCTTCGGTTTCCCAGGACTTCAGGAAGTAATCCAATGCCTTCATATTGGCCTTCTTATCGCGGATCTTTCCGTAGTAGCGGGCACCACCAACGGATTTAGCGGTCAGCAAAGCTTCACCAGGTTCGAAGAACCTTTTCTCGGTAGTTCCATCCAGGTAGGTGCCGTAGTGAACAAAGATCTCGAAGTCACCAAAGCGACCCTTATAGTGAACCGAGTCGGCCTGCTGGGTAGGTGTCATGACCAGCGTGATGTCAACCCCACGGCGGAGATCCCCAGCCGCGGCAACCTCCTTATTGCGCCGGAAAAGTTCCCAGGCTTTCGAGCCCATGTGAAGATCAATGGCCTGGCTCTTGTTGAGCGACAAATCGGAGACCTTGCGACTTTGGCTCTCCAGGAAATCGGTCATCGGGAATTCTGGATCATCCCAGCCTTTTTTGTAGTCGGCTTTGATTCCAGCCTGATCGATGGCCAGTGATTTGTCGCGCCCAAAGTCGACATATTCCTGAAAGCCTTCACCAATGACTGTAAGGCCGCCCTTTTTTACGATTTCATGGGCCATAACTTCTTCGCGCTTGGTCAGGCGGTCTTTCAGACGGTTGACGTCGCTCACCAGGTGAAGACGCATGCGTTGTTCAGGAGTCAGTTCCCCGCCAATGGCTTCGCCCGGCATGCGTTTGATGGGAAGCTCGGGATCATGGATGACCTTCTCCTTCACGTAAGCCGGGCGAATGAACTTGGTTCGGTAGCCGCGGTGCTTCATGATCTTTCCCTCATGGAGAGGATGAACGAAGGGCGAGATGCCCTCGCTGAGGTCTTCCACATCATAAAGGATCACATCCTCATCACGGGTCCAGACTTCGGTGAAGTAGCGGTTTAGAAAGTAGCGCGGCTGGTCAACAATCCGCTGGGCGAGGCGCATGAGGTATTCAGTCGAGTAGATCGATCGATTCAAATTTCAATCCTCAATAAAAATTGACCGTGTTTCCAGGTCGTATTTGATGTCGGCAAAGCTATGGCTTTCGTGAAGGAATAGGCCCTTCCTCAGAAATGATCCGGTTCGATAAGCAACCGTCACCTGATCCTTATTCGTGGCGTCAACGTCTTCGCCGAGAACTCTCAGAGGGACTTCACTTCCGTCTGAAATTTCCGCTCCGGCATCGTCAGTTTTCCGCGATAACACAAACTTATCGGAAGCTTTGATCCGACCAAGAACAGAGCCCCTTTTCAGGTTCTGCCCTTTGGCAAGCGTGATCCCTTCTGTTTTAAGTGGAAAGTCTCCAGCGATAAGATCGTGGGGATTGAAGCTGTCCAAATCCCCAAACATGGGTCCACCGTACATATTCACCTCGTCTTAATACCATGAGAAGCTGCCAAACGCAGATCTGCGTCGAGTTCATCATCCTCGGTCATTGTTGTTGCTCCTGAACTCAGACCTTTGACTTTATCTTCCGCCCCGGTGAAGCGACTCAGGAGCGAATGGCCTGTTTGGGCGATTTCATCCAGGACTGATAGGGCGGCACTTTCCACACTGATTCCCTTCAGCAAAAGCTCCTGAATCAGTGCTGGACGAACTCCAGTCTCGGACAGTTTCAGTATGCCCGCTGCCCTTCGCCGCTCGTCTTGTCGTCCCAACTCCTCAAAGTGAGTGGAGATCTCTGGATGATGTCTTGCGATAAATTCCGCCGTGAGAACCTGATCTCCGTCCGGCGTCTTTTCCTCTGATTGAATGTTCATGAGTAAGTCCTCAAAATTGGAAATGGAATCGATCAGGCCACGACTTTGGGCTTCATGGCCGACAAAGACAGAGCCTTGACCGTATTGCTGCAATACCTCTTCGCGGCTGATGCCACGATAAAGCGCGACCTTGCCAACAAAGATCTCGGCAAGGGCATCAACGACGCTTTGAACCTCCTTTGCACCGTCTTCGGTCGCCGGGTCCGGGTTTTTATTTGGTGACTGACTTGAAACGAAGCGGATCTGGCCATCCTTCGCTCCTGTCTGAACGATTGATTGGACGCCGATGCTGCCGACGATCGCGGAATCCGATGCGTGGATTTTTTCACAGGCACTTGCAATCCAGTAGGCAGCCGAGGCCCCGGTCCCCCCAACATAGGCAAGAACTTTCTTTTGTCCCCGAGCTGAGAAAATAGCATCGGCAAGTTCCGAGCAGCCATTGGCCTCGCCACCTGGACTGTCAATATCCAGCACGATGCACTTGACCTTAGGGGACGCCAGCATTTGGTGAAAATCCTTTAGAATGCTTTCATAGCTTGTAGCTCCACAGTGAGTGGTCATGAGATTGGCCCGCTTGAAAAGTGGACCCCGAATCGGGATGATGGCCACCCCATCGCGGATGGTCGCCCTTTCAACACCCGAAGGCTTTTGACCCTGGACCTTCTCCAAGGCTTGATTTCCAGCATGTTTTTCAACAATGGAGATCATTGATTTCAATGCTTCGTTTGTCATTGACCAGTGGGAATCGAGAATGTAATTAAGTAGCAAAGACACGTGTAACTCCGCAGTTCACAGGTTGAACATAACACTTATGGAGACAAATGGAGAGATTCAGGGTGTTTACTCCGGGAAAACACTACAGCAGTTGACACTTCATGGTTTGGTGTTACCATTCGCTTCCACTACCGCAGTGCTTTTTTGATTGAAATAGTTCCGTTCGTCTTCGATTTCGCGTTTCAATTTTTCAAAATCCCGCCCGTCACGCTCAACGACAGAACGCCTTGATTCGGTCATGTTCCTGGTGATTTTCACTTCGTCAGCCCTGGCGTCCTTCAAGGGATCAATTGAAGACATGGTCGAACCGATCCACTCAGTGGCCATATAGAGCCTTCGTTTGAAAGGGTCTTCAAATCCAGGTGCATTGAGCATGCCTGCCAGTACTGACTCGGTTACGATCCATTCGTAAACAGGCTGGCAAAATTCGGAAACCAGCCACGAGCGGCGAATCCTGTAGGCCTTCCATGCTTCGAGGATTGCGCCCCTTGCGGCTGAATAGGATGATTGGAAATGCTGGGTCAGGACCTCGGGAGGCAGACCAAGACCAATTGAAATCATTTTGACAACTGCCTGAACAAAAGGTTCGAAATTCGCGTTGGGTCGTCCCGGGGCGGAGGTATCGACCTTCTCGCCTTTCAAAAGCTCCATCATTAGCCCGCCTTCGGGTCCAAACTTTCGCTGGATACGAGTTTCACTCGGACGCAATTGAGCTGGCAAGGCCGACATGCGCCTCTGATCGATCTCCGGGGTTTCTGTTGTGATGAAGGCAGCATAAAACGCATTGAGGACGGATGCCCTGATTTCCGCATCAGTGTAGCGTTCAAGTTGACGGAACCTATCCACAACGGGAGCCAGGAACGGTTCGCCGCGTGATTGTCCCGGGAGTCGCGATGAATGGATAAGCAGCGCCAGTGGTATGTCGTTGTCGTCATATCGTGGAATGCGAAGCGTTTCGATCTCCGGGGATTGTGGCCCCTTCCTGTTCAGGACGTGATAAGCCATCGGCTGCCCGTCCTCGTCCAGTTCAACCCCTTCACGCACGTCGGCATCCACGTATCCTCGCAATGGAGATCGCAGTCGATCCCCACTGATCAACTGAACCGTTGTTCCCAGCACTGCGCTCCTGCGTGGCTTGAATCGGCGAACGGCCAGGCAGTCGCCATCGATCAGTACAGCACGCATAATCGTGGCCTGCATCTGCGCAAAGGTCTGAACTCGACGGAAATCGAATTCCCGCGTGCCAGTATGCAGCTCAAAGATCTTTTCAATCTTTCGCTCAAACTCCCGCGCATCAGCCTCTGGAATACCAATAAACCGATGATCGATTTTCGACTGGGGCCGGAGACCGTCCGAGACGACGTTGGTGACGAAGTTCTCGGTGGCGGCACGCGCAAGGCACTCGGTTTTATCAAGCTGTCGGGATTTATCACGAAATTCGCTCAGACTGGTCAAAAGCTCGTCATCTGAAGCTGAATTTATCCTCGGAAATGTCTCCCTTTTCCAGGTCTGTGGCAGGTCAACGGCAGACTCGGGTACGATAAGGCCCGCATTGGTGATGATATCCATGATCTATACTCCCCGATCCATGGGGTAAGTCCCCGCACCGTCTCTCCGCTTGATGGCCATTTTTAGCTGAGCTTCCCTCCTATAGAGCTCTCTCGCGTTCGCTCGTTTGATATCCCGGCGGTTGCCATTCACTTCAATCTCAGCTTCCTGTCCCTGAGATTCGACATTTTCAATGGCCTTCTGAACCGACGCCAGCTGCTCTTCAAGTGTTTTCAAGCGGTATTCCTTTCTCCATGCAGTCGGCCAGCTGATCCAGATCTGTTCCAAGCCAGTAAAGGGCCGCCATCGCATAGCGGTAACAATCGAAAGCATGGTCGGCGACGCCCTGGGTAGTTTCGTAGACGGTCCGCCATTCTCCGTTGATCGACTTGTGCCGCGACTTTGGGGCGATGAGCTGAGCAAAGAAATGACGCTTTTCCAGATCGTCCCAGAACCTTTTGGGGAAGTGACAGAATCCTGGGCCAAAAGGAGAATCGAGCTTTCCTTCCTCGTGCAAGCGGACGCGGGAAATCGAATCGGACAACTGAGCAAAGACCCTCGCTTTGGTCGCATTGGACCCGACAGGGTACACACGGACACCAAACTCATTGTTGAGTGTCTGCCGGCCGATGATGGGAGTGGCATCACCTGGTTGGCCTTTGATGCAGATGAAATTCCGGTGGAACAGTGGACCGACATAGTCATGAACGGCTTGAGTGTTGTGTCCTCCTGTGTCAAACGCTGCGGCCGTTACATCGAGAGTGAAGCCGTATTCGTTCTGCCAGGTCCTGCTCAGCTTTAGGAAAAGCCGATCCCACGTCCCTTTTTGGTTCGCATCACCACTGATCACGCCGTAGTCGAGAACCCAGTTCTCCTGACCACGACCCCACCCACGGATCACATAGTCCAGGTGCGAAGGATGCACGTCGACACCTGCAGTAATCACAACTATGCCTTTAGGCAACTCACCGTCGAGGGAATCATCCAGGAGCTTTTCAATACCGCAGATATCAATCCTGTCGGCTGGGTCCTCCCAGGGCTCAGCAAGAACGTTGTTGTGGAAAGCCTTCATCTTCTGGATATCCTTTTGAGCCTCCTGCCAAAGGTTCCAGGCATCGTCCCAGGAAAAGAACTGAGGTGCTGCATAGAGCGCGCTAAGGATATAACCCTTGACCCGTCCGTCCGATTTGTCTTCTGCAGTTGCAATCCATTGGCCATTTCGGATCAGCCAGACCTTGTCGATATTCCGGTGAGCATGGCCGCAACAAGGGGCATGCCATTCGGTTTCGCCTGTCGATGTTTGTTCAGGGCCGCGAAATTGATCCCATTCAATCAGGACCAGGGAGCTGCACCCTCTACAGGGAACGTGATACTTGAACTTCTGGGTGTCCTCCACATCACGGGAAATGGGGCACACGCCCTTGATGCTCGGCGTGCTCAGGCGAAAGATTTTCCGCTTTTTTTGAAAAGTCGAGGTGCAGCCCAGAGCGATCGTCGATGGATCACCTTCCCCCTGACAATCGGTGTCATAAGCGGACTGCTCGTCCAGAACGAGCCTTTGGACAGACTGCGAACGCAGCTCGGATGAGGACTTGGAGGAAGCCATGTTGATGAAACCACCGGGGAAGGTCTTGATATCAAGAGTGTCCCTTTCCTTGGTCTTCATCTCACCGATTTTTCCCTGCAAATCCTTGCAGCGGCGAAGTATAGGAGCCAGCTTTTGCTTCGAGAACTTTTGCTTGGAATCCCGAGTGGGGAACACAATCATGGACGGCGCAGGTGATACGGCAGCGCCCCAGAGCATCCACGCCATATAGAGGGTTGTAACACCCAACTGCCTTCCCTTGCGCCAGCGGATCTCTTCGACGCCGCTATCATCTTCGAGGTCGCGCAGGATATCGACCATGTACCAGGTGTCTTCGAAGCGGATAGGACCCGGCCGCGGTGTATCGTCGGGCAGGATCATATTCCTTTCACAATATTCCTTGATCCCAACCTTGAGAACCGGCCGAAGGCCTGCAAAAACCCAGCCCATGGCGTTGCCCAATGCAGCTTCAACAGGAACCTTTTTAACGGCCTGCATGTTCGATCCCGATAATGCCATCGGACACGTCCTTCACTGGCTTTGAAAGCTGCTCCTCGCGAAGCAGCGAAACGTCCGTTTCCGATAGGAAGAGGAGTGCCTGATAGATTTCCTCGGACAGTGACTTCACCAGCTGATTCGTGTCAGTATCGGAGAGGCCTAATGCCAAAAAGTTGAAGCGCAGCTTTTCGGGAATTTCCTGGAGACGATCGCGCACAATGCGGGCAGCCTGAAACAGTTCCCTTTGCGTAATGTCCAAATCAATCAGACGCCCCGCTTCCTTCAAAGCCGAAAGCTGTTCATTGGCTGCCTGATAGTATTCGTAAGCCTGACGGCTTTCCGCAATCGGTGGAAAATTCGGATTGATCTGATTCTGGGGGGATTGGAGTGCTGGGTCACGCACCTGACTGTTGTCGCGGGCGTTCTCCCACTCCAAACATGCTTTGTAGATCTCGAATTTATTGTTGCGTGACTCACGGCTGACAATGCTGCCCGAGAGCCTTCCAGACACGACAGCCTGGGAAATGGCACTCTTTGTCACGCCAACAATCTCGGCGAGTTCGGTTGAATTACAGGTTTTTCTCATTGGATCCCTTGATTGCTCTTGTTCAAGTCACGTGAAAATTGCGGAGTTAAACGTGTCTTTGACGCAAGGAATAGGGAGCATTGGCAAGGAACAGTTGAGTTTAGGCCATGAATTTTCTATCCAACAAAAGGGGGCGGTTGGTCGTCAACCATTGGCAAAAAAAGGCCGGAAGGACCCAGAACGTTCTGCGTTCTTCCTGACCTTTCTTATAGCATAACTTTTACTCAGTAGCAGCATCCTGTGGGTTTCCTGACGGGAAACAGGGCTGAGGCAACGGCGATGCGCAGAAATCCTTCCAAAGCACCTCCAGGATCCTCTTCACAGTTTCCATGCGGATATGATCAGAGAATCTGGAAAAGCTTCTGAGGAAGCAATACCTCAGCTCCGCGTTGACATGCTCACCTTTCAAATCCATCAGCATCTCTTCAAACTCGCAATTCCAGGCTTCCTCATTGCCCGCAACCAGTGCCTCAACATAGAAGTCAGTAAGCTCCTGGATAGTCACCGCTTCGACCTCTCCGACTTTCAGATGATCCGCTCGCAATGAGAGGAGAAGCTCCTGGATGAGACTGATGGACTTTGTGGAAAGCCCCAACCCCTCAGAAGAAGGCGTGGTTAAAAAGTCAGAGAAACTCGCAAAGCTCACCTCGCTGTTCGTTGTCTCGCAAAACCTTTCTTTCCAAAATGGCTCGCCGTCTGGCGAAACCTTCTGGATGGTTTCGATGTTTCGAATAATCATAGTGAGGACTTGGGGAAGAGTATTGTGCACGTATTTCTGGATATTGCGAACCACGGAATCCGCAAAATCCCTATCCGGCGTTATACTATCGTCCACTTTTTGATTGGCCTCCTGTGACTTCATGCGCCAAGATCATCCTTGATTTTTCGGAAAGCTTTGGAAATTGATGACTTCTCTTTGCGCTTGGCGGGTTGGATCTCATCAGTCTCTTTCTCTTTCCGCTCGAGCGTAACGAGAAGTTGGTCAACGTGACACTTGACATCCAGCATGACATCCCCTAGCTGCTTGAGCGTCGGGCTCTCCACATCGAGCGACTCAAGGTTTTTATAGCCATGCCTCCTGGCAAAGTACTTATGCTGAAAAGCAAAGTCCTTGGGCTCGGCCTTCTCCCTGCCTTCGATCTGGGCCTTGAGGTCCGCACATCTAAGGATGGTCTTGTTTATCCTCGATCGGTACTCCTTCTTCTGCTCCTCGCGTGGAAGTTGATCAAATCTTTCATCGTTGAACTCCAAGTCAGGCGTAGGCGGTTTTTTTGCTCTTGCGTCCTCATAGGCGGCGTTCAGGCTCATAAGCAGAACGGGCGGAAATCCAGCATAGAGGCTTGGATGCTCCTCGATCATACGTTCAGCTTCAGCATATTTTTCATCTCCAATGAGCATTCCCTTGGCGACATAGCCCTGCTCCTTGAACTCCGCCCATAGCGGTTCAAATGTCGAATCGTCCGGCAGTTTTGGAATTCCCGGAAACTCACTTTCCTCGGCGAGGATTTCATCGTTTTCGCGCGCCAGCCGCTCCCTGCGTTCACGATCACTTCTTAATGCAGCCTTGAGATCGGATTCGATCCTGAGCGAGATTTCGACGATATCAGGAAGGTCAGGAATGAGAATGAGTGCAAATTGACCTTTGTGATTGTTTTCCCAACGCGTTGCCCGGCCTACTATCTGCACAAAAAACACATCCGTCCTAATTGTTGTCGCATAAATGATGACACGAATTCGCTTGATATCCACGCCCTCGCTGACTTTTTTGACAGCGATGATGAACTTTGAAGTGCCGGTACGGAATTCGTCGATCTTTTGATCGGCATGCTCATCGGAGCTATGAACCACAATCGGATCTTCAATGCCAAGCTTGTTTCGAATGAGGTTTGCCGTCATCTGAGCGTAAAGATCATCCGTTTTCTCGTCCCTTCCGCCCTGGACCACAACGAGACACGCTGCATCGGGATCGGTTTCCCGCATTTCATCGAGGTGGCCGTTAGCAGTGATCAGCGATTTCGCCATCCATTGACTGTTGCTATGAAAAATGGTTTTACAGATGTCTGCACGGTTCTTATTATCCGCGTCTTTCATTGCAACTGTGATTTCCTCACCATCTCGCCTCCATTTGACATCACCCCCGATGCGCTTGAAAATTGCCATTCGACAAACCTGATCGGTGATGGCCTGACCATAGGTATAGGTGAAGTTCGCATCGTATTCCCCATCGGGACGATATCGGACAAGCGCGATCCTTTCCGATCCGGTACGCTTTGGTGTTCCCGAAAGAACTATGTTCCTCTCCGTCAGGCGGCCCGTCTCCATTGTGGCGTTGCCCCACTTTTGATTTTCCTCGCTGCTCGTGTGATGGATCTCATCGAATATGCCGAACATCTTTCGGCCATCCTTCTTCCACATCTCTATTGTCGGCAGAAGCGTGCTCAGTCCGCTATAGGTTGTGCAGATTCCCTTCACCCTGGGATCAAGATAGGGCTTTCTGTCCTTGATGCTAAGACCAATGGCCAGGTCGATATTAAAGCAGCGCTTTGCTGTCTCCCGCCATTGACTTTTAAGTGCCGTGGTTGGCACCACGATAATGAGAAATCCGGAGGGATTCTTTCTTAAAAAGCGATGTGCCTGAAATACCGCCCAGATGGTCTTACCACCTGCCGGCGATACCACCGCGAGAAACTCACGTTCCAACGTAGTCTCAAACGCATCCGTGGCCTGCTTTTGCCATTCCCTTAGGTCCTCGTACTCGATCATAAGTCTATCGCCTTTTTTGATATTGCATGGTGGGCAAAGCGCTTGCCCGTTGGAAACCAGAGTCGGCCCACCATATTTGACTGGAATAATGTGATCCGCGTGCCAATTGCCGCCGAGTTCACGCCTGCAGATGCCGCATCTGCCAATGGATTTCAGGTAAATGCGGGACTTCTCCTTTTTTGAGAAAAACCGATTGAGTCTCTTCACTTTGAATCCTTCCCGGCCGCCTTTGACAAAGCCCTCTCAAGCCGGAAGATGCATCTCATCCATCCGATATAAAAAAAGTAAATTGCTTTTCTATTTTGCGAAGAAGCACATCACAACGGTTCACTCTTTTTGTCTAAACATTGTTTTCTGTCAAGATAAAATATTGAAATCGTTGGAACAAACAATGATTAAAAAATACTCATGAAGCATACAAATTTCCACACCATTCCTATTTATGGTGAACGCATGTGGCCTCAGAGGAGAATTTAAAATAGCGCTTGGGGCATGCATGATTCGCAAAGAGAAAGTTCAGGCAAAACGGCAATGATTTATGTGTGTTCGTTGGTGTGGCCGGGTTGGTGATAGCGGCATGCTTAATGCTCGGGAGGTTATATGCGAAGAGATGATACTTGAAATTGATCGGGCCGTTTTGGGGCGCTTTTCGGATCCTTCCATTTTTGGATGCAAGGGTGCCGATGATTGCACCAGCGTATCCTGGAAAACATCCTGCTATGAGGGCTGCAATACCAATACCTTCCAACATAAAGGATGACCTTGCGGCATTTCCTTGATGCGACTGAAATCAATTCGATCTGCTAGCGGAATTAGAAAAAAGGATGCGGAGTGATCATTGATGATTGCCCAACAAACGGTAGCTCATGACCTCAGGTTTATTGAGGGGCGGACGTCGCATGGTTTTCAGCGTGACCTTCGAGGTTCCCAAGCGCATAAGATTTGAACGGATTTCATTCTTCAGTCTGCGATGCAGGTCCTTTGAAAGTTTAGCGAGACCAGGGCAAACTTGAATTCTCATGGACCACATATCCCGCAGGTAAGCCCAGCGCCTTCATGAGACAGTCCATCGTGAAAAGCCGTGGAGTCTTGCGCCCTGCCTCGATATTTGCAAGGTAGGAATACGAATACCCACAACGCTTGGCCATCTCACGCAGAGTCATGCCTCGTTTTTCTCGGAAGTAGCGCAGTTTTTTTCCAAAGTCGTTCATTCTGGTTCCTCATCAAGCATCTTGTTGTCTGAAAGTCCTATTTTTATAGGATAAAATCACTGTCAGACAATCAACATTATACCAAAAAACTGCCTCATCTCAAAGCATTATCCACTCAATAAGACGGGTTAAACCCATATCCAGAAAGGGATGTACAGTTCTCTTTTTATCTATGTGATTCGCTGGTAGACGCTTACGCTTTGCACTTGTTCTTAAACGATGTTCCCATGCATGAACCATTTATCCTATGCCGCTTAGGTGATGCTTCGTGGGTATGGAGAGTCGCTGGCCACGTTACCTCCGTTGAAAGAGACGCCGGGCAATCCATCGATGCCAGTTGGGGTCCGATTTCCCTCATTCACGAAAGCGAGGCATCAAGGGATTGATCCATGCCACGGTTCGCTTCAACTCAACGCCAGCGATTGCAACAACAGGGGAGTGGCCGCAGCATTTATTCTGGAGATCAGTAAAAGGGTCGATGAGTTGAAGTCATGTCGTTAATCTCGACCTCTCAGTTACTCATAAATTCTTTAATTTCAATATCTTGCGGAGATGCCTGCACATCCGAATGAGAAAGTTGATCATTTCCTGAAGCTTTTTGCTACTCAGGAATTCAATATTATCAAACAGTTAAGGCACAAAGTTCGAGGAGTAACAGAAGCCAAAATTCACGTTTTTTCTGTCTGTTACTCAATTTCCAAATGATTGTGATGGGTTATAATGGAGTAACAGGAGTAACAACGAATTCCCATATCGGTCTCTGAAAAAATGGGATTCTTGAGTTCCTCTTGATTTCAACTCGTGTTGGATAAGTTTCTGGGGAACTGATCAGGCAAAAACCTATTACTCCTAAGGTTTCTCTCTAAGCTCTCAAAATCAAGATGAAATTGAGTAACTGAGAGGCATTTTCCCGTCTGTTACTCGCCTGTTACTCGTCACACCCCTGCGCCTTGCTGCGCCTCATCAGCCTCATTCACTGCCTGCAGGTGCCGGAAAGTCATCTCTGATAGGCTGAACTTATTGCGTATGTGTGGCTTTGGCACAATGCCGAAGATCACCCGCTTCTTCTCAAATCGCGAATATGCGATGAGCTGTGGTGGAATGCCGAATACGCCGCTCAGATGGTCTTTCACCTCTGAGTAAGGAATGCGCTCTGTGCTACAGATCTTCATGAGCTCGGAAACGGGCACGTGTGCGATGGACTTTTTAGGGATATGCTCGTCCTTAAGTGCCAATTTGATTCGCTCAGGATCATGAAACTCAAAGGCGTCGCCCAGGAATTCAGCGAGCTCTGCACTGATCTCGTCGAGGTTCTTTCGAGTCATGTGCTGGTCGACCGGCGCCAGTTCCGATTTGCCTTTGAATTTATGCCAAAGTGTAAGGCAAACGGAGATGAAGAGTTCAAACTCACAGAGGAGTCGGTCTTCAAAGCTGGCATCAGGTGTGCCGTGATAGGTCTGAAGGTCGCAAATGATGAGCCT